CGCTGGATTTACTTGATAATTCTGCTCATTTACTGTTACATACGCTTCTTGTGTTTTTGTTCCATCTTCAAAAGGTATCTTAGTCATGTTGTACCTCCTTCTCTAGTTTTTCTAATCTTTTTGTTAAGTCTTCTATTAGCTTGTCCTTTTTCCTATCATTTTCTTGTAGTTTTTCTATTAATTCTTGTTGTTCTTGTATTGCCTTTGTAGAAGTAGATATAATATTTAAAAAATCCACATAATATGTATCTTCTGTCTTAATTACAAAGTTCTGGTCTATTTTTTCTAATTCTTGTGCAATATAACCAGTTTTTATATGCTTATTGTTTCTTTTCCAATCAAACTCTCTATGTTTTATTTGTTTAATTATGTCTATTGCATTAGTTTTACTGTTTTTTATATTTTTCTTTAGCCTTTTATCTGATTGAATATTTGAACCTGTTACTGTTCCAACTGCTTGTATATATCCTGATGTATATATGTGATCTGATGCATAGATATGTGCACATGAAAAATAACCTTCGTCTGTCAAAACACATGGGTGACTACCATTTCCAATTTTTAATGAATTATTTCCTTCTTGATTTTTAAAAAAACTAATAACATTATTTAAAATATTAATTTGTTCATATCCTAAATCACTTTTTGGATATATTGAAAGTAAAATATTACCAGTTGTTGTATCTTCAAAAACTAGACCATTTGCTACATCGTCTACCAGCATTCTGACGTTTCCTGAAACAATTCCTCCTGAATTTAGTAGTAAATCGCAATAATTTAAAACTAATTGTCCACCAAAATTGCCTGCACTTTGATTAGCCACTTGAAAATTTTTAATAAATAAAACTGGGTAGAATTTTTTATCACTTTGCGTTGTTATTCCCCACGCCATACCATTTTGAATAGTTTGTCCATAACTGCCTGGTACAGAAAAAGCAACGTATTTTTGATTATCTACTGTTTTTACTCCTATTTCACCAAATATGTTGTCTGAACCATCATAGAAGTGTTGTCCTGTACTGTCATATACGATTAATTTTTTATCATTTTCATCATAAATTACTAAACTAGCTTTTCCTTCTATTCCTTCAAGTTGTAGATATTCTGAAATCTGGTTCCATGCCATTTTTAATGCTTCTGAATTTAATATTAGTTGTGTTCCAAACTCATCTTCATCTACTTTTTTGTTTACTTGAAGCATAATATCTTGTGCTGTCTGACTTATCGCAGTATTCATTTCAATTTTAGTAGCATATGTCTTTGTAAAATCATTTTTAATTATGTATTCCGCATAAAACTTATTACCTGTCATATCTACTAAATATATATAATTATCACCTTCAAAAAGTTCTATATTTATATCAGTTAAGATTTCCTTTGTTTCTTCTTTCAGCACAATTAATACACCGTATTGCGAAAGTGATAATCTACGCATTACATATGTTTCATCTTGTGTAATTACCAAACTATCATAGACATTTCCTTTTACCCTAAGTTCCTCTATGTCTACTGTATACTCTTTTTGCTCACCAGAAGGATTTAATCTACTCTGTTTATCTACTATTATTTTGTATTGCACCTATATCACCTCCATGTTGGGTTGTAAATTCTCGCTTGGAAATACATTTTCTCCGTGGATACAAGTTACTTTCATATGTTTTATTTCCTTTTATCTCTAATTCTAATATTTCTGCTTGTCCTGCATCTTCTAAATGTATCTCTGTTGTACCTTCAACCTCTCGTTTGTAAATTACTGTGTCTGATACTTGCTGTTGTATTTGGTCTACTGTTTGTTCTACTTGTGTTAGTTTGTTTTCATATTCTCCTTGATTTTCTATGATGCTTGTTATTGTCTGCTCTTGTTTATTAACAATTATTTCAGTTCTTTTTGCTATTTCTTCAGCACTTGCAACATTTTGATAAGCTACTGTTGCTTTTGTTATGGATGGTGCTGACATTTCTGTTTCTAGACCGTTTGGACTTTTATAATAAAATCTAAATAAAAAACTATTATATGTGTTACCTTCAAAGTCTACAACTTGTACATTATCAAGGCTCTCCAAGTAAGGTAATCCTTGCCCTGTCATTTCATATGCTTTATACTCAAAACCTTTTACAGCATTAAAAATAGCAGTTATCAACTGCTGTCTTTTTGCCTCTGTGTAAGCAAACGGATTATCATTTATTGCTAAGCTATTTTCACCATTGAACAATATACTTTGTTCATCTCGCATTACTACGTTTTCACCTTCAACATCACTCATGCCCAAACTAACTAAATTAATTGGATGTGTTGCTCTTTTTATTTCCGCTTCTGAGTAATCTGATAGATTAAATACTTTTCTTACTGTTCCTGTTGTTTTTGGAGTTATAAAGTAGAGCTTATCATCATTTTTTATTTTTGCTACAGTTCCAGTTATTTGTGCAATTGCACTTATTACTTGTCTTATTAAAGTACCTTGTGAAAATTGATTACTATCTACAATAAATGTTACATTTGGAAAATCTGTTGTAGCTAACGTTAGTCCTGCTTTGTTACAAGCTTCTTGTGCTACTTGACCAAGTGTAATATTGTTGTTAGAGTATTGTAAGTCACTTGTATATTCTATATTTGTTTTTAGCATATAATCCATTGCATTTACTATATTTACTCTGGTAGTGTTGTTTGGATCTACTTCTTGTGTAATAAAAGTTCCTAAATTAATCCATTCTATTCCCACAGATGTTTTTATTCCTGTGTAATATTTAAACTCTTTTCCTTCCAAATCGACAGAACTGTCTATCTCGAAACTTAATGCTTTTGCTATTGCCGTTCCGAATATATTACCTTCTTCGTAACAATCATCGTCTAATTCTACGTTATTTATTGCATATTCTTCATCATCTAAAACTATCTTATCGTATTGTGTTGTACTTTTTGAATAAGCTTCCTTTATGGTGTCTGTTACATTAATCATTCAGACACCTCCCCACACTGTTCAAGTTCGACTTCAAATTCATCATATCTGTGATTTTTTGTAATAGACAATATAGACGTTTCAGGAAACATTACAAAGAATTTTTTTGTTAGCATCTTCTGTTGCTTAGGAGAAAAATAAGAATACACTTCTTCATTTTGAGAAAAATGAGACATGTATTCTTTGTAAGTATCTTTATCTAATTGACTAAATGTAATTTTTATATTAGTTTTTGGCATTTTCCCATAATTTCTTCTAATTGAGCCATCTGCCATCGTTACTTCGCTAAGTACATCTGGCTCATCTTCCGTTATGCTATAGCCTTCGCTTAATATGTTTTTAAATTCAAAATTATCATGTTTTAATAAAGTCATGTTTTCCTCCTAGTATGAATATTGTAGTTGTCTTCTTGCATTTACTTTATTTGTTTCTCTAGCTATTACCTTGCTATCTAGTTTTGTTGTGTTATTAACTACTATTTCTTTGTTATCATCTATACTTTTTAATGTTGATTGTCTGTTATCTTCTATTTGTGTTTTTATTTGTTGTGAATTTGTTAAATCTGCTGTCATTTTTGCATTTTCATGTTCTACTGCTTTTTTCATTTCTTTATAAACAGAGTCTAGACTTTCATCAAATCCCTTTCCAATACCTTCTCCTAGCATTATACCAATTTCATCTTCAAAAACTTTTGATGGAGAATGAATACCAAAAAACGATTTGATATTGTTTAATAAATCATTACACCAGCCTGATACTTTATTCCATAACCATCCTGCTGCATTTTTAATTCCATTCCATAAACCTTGTACTAATTGAAGACCTGCCTTTGCCATATCTGTTACTTTATTTACAAATCCTTCAAAAATTGTACCTTTAAAAAACTCTTGCACTTTTGATAACATTTTATTCCAAAAACTAAATAAGCCTTCAATTAAGGATTGTACTAATTTAACAGCTACTTGTGGAATTTTAACGACTATTAGCTCAATTAATTTAGTGGCTATTTTTACGATTAATTCTGGCAATCTAGCAATTAAATCAGGTAAGGCATTAAAAATTCCTTCAATTAAAGCAATAATTAATTCTATACCTGCATCAATAATCATATCTATGTTGTCTAATAACGTTTCTACTAAAGTTATAATACAGTTAATTGCCATTGGAATTAATTCAGGTAACATTTGTGCTATCCCTTTTATTAATTCTGTTAGCATAGTAATTCCCATTTGAAGAATTTGTGGTAAGTTATCTAGCAGTCCTTGTAATAAGGTTTGTATTATTGTTATTGCTGTCTGTATTATTTGTGGCATGTTATTTTGTATGCCTGTTATAATTTTATTTAAAATATCTCCTCCTAGAGCCATAAGCTCTGGAAGAGATTCTGTAATACTAGTAATTATGTCTGGAATTGCTTCTCCGACTATTCTAACTACATTTGCTACAACATCTGTAGCTGTATCAACAACCTGACTTAAATCTCCTGATCCACTTAAGAAATTTTTCCATGAAGCTTGCATAGAAGCCATACTTCCTTGTAGGGTTTCGGCAGCTTCTTTAGCAGTTGTTCCTGTTATTCCTAGTTCTCCTTGAATGATATGTATTGCATTATATACATCACTCAAGTTACTAATATCATATTTTACACCTGTTAACTTTTGAGCATCTGCAAGAAGTCTTTCCATTTCGCTTTTAGTTCCACCATAACCTAACTTAAGGTTATCCAACATAGTGTAATTCTGTTTAGCAAAACCTTGATATGCCCATTGTATACTTTCCATCGAAGTACCCATTTTATTTGCATTATCTGACATATCTGTAATAGCCATGTCTGTTACTTCTGCTGCTTTTTGAGTATCTTTACCTAAACTTTGCAATAAACTCGCTGCAAAACTTGTTGCTGTACTCATATACTCTGTTGCAGACATTCCTGCAGTTTTATAAGCATTGTTGGCATTTTTTATAACTTCTTCACTCGCATCACCTAATTCATTAGCAAAAAGAGTTTGAATACCTCCAATTTGTTGTTCTAACTCTCCTCTTGCGTTAACACTAGCCGTGACTAATCCTGCAAAAGCTGTTGCTACTGCTCCCACTGCTACTACTGTTCCCTTTAAAGCTGTACTCGCTACACTGCCTAATTTTGAAAAACTACCATTAAGATTTTTTATTTCTTTTTCTACACCATTTGTATTAAGCTTACTATCAATTGTAACTGAACCGTCTGACATTTTATATCCTTTCTGTCATCGGCTCATTCTGGCACTACTTGACGTTTATTTTAATTTCAAATATTTTTCTACATTTTCTTCCTTTACATTTCACGTAAATCCCATGTGCTACGGCTTGATCTACATATCTAATTGGCATTTTGTATCCACAAAATGGACATTTTATATTTTTCATTCTTTTTCAATTTTTCCTCCCAAAAAAGACATCAGTTTTTTTCTGATGTCTTTTAAAACTATTTTTATATTTTTTGTTTCAATTCTTTATATAGATTTTCATATTTCAATATATTTTCTCTATCCATATATTTATCATAACTTTTTAAGCTATTATAAAATTTATTTATATTATTAATCTTAGCTGTACTTTGTTTCAATATATTTAATTTCATATCTATTTCATTATAGTATCTTTCTATAAATTCATTAATTGTAAGCACCCTTTTATTTAAAATTTCTTTGAGATTATCACTAGGTTTCTTGTTTTGGAACTTCAGTTCTTTCTCATTTTCTGATAGATATCTTAATCCTAAAATTAATTGTTCATAACTGTAGAAGAATATATTAGGATCTACTGTTGTATTAACCTTATATGTAAGTTCCTTTAAATCTTCTAAAATTTTTTCTATGTTGTTGTTTACAACTTTATCTTGCTTATGATTTGTCTTCTTAGGCTTCACATAGTTGACAACATCCATACTTCCAAAACTTGTCTTATTATAAATTTTGTTATAAACTGCTTTTTTAGGATTTAACAGTTCCATCCCCTTTTTACCATAAAATGGATTAAACATGCTTTTAGCTTTTCTTTTAATTTTACCAGTCGTCCTTGCTTTTATACTTTTCATTGGACTTGGAGTTCTAAAACCAAATTTCATAATACCCCTCCTACTTACGAGAAAAGTGTATTATAATTCTACGGTAAAGTCAATATATTCTATGAAAATGCTTCTGCAAAATCATTTTCCTTTTGTTCTTCTGTTCTCATATCAGGAAGTGCATATATTTTTTTCATTTTTTCATAATGTTTTTTCATGTCTTTGTCTTTTATTTTAGATATATTCATGCTTCTGTATCCCATGATTTTAGAAAATTGTGTATTTTCATTTAAACTACTAAACAATGCTCTAAATTTCCACCAATGTAAGTATTTAACACTGTTTAAATCTATTTTATACTGTTCTAAAAAGGCACTATATATGTATTCTGCATCAAATTCATAGCTATAAATTTGCTTCTCTCTATTATTATCTTTTTTTGCTTTTTCGTCGACATTTTCTTTTTCTATTTTTCCACCTCTATAAAACCATAATAAATCATCTACTGCAACTTGAATATCATTAATTTGATTGGTTTCATAATAATATAAATTAAGTGCAAGCAATAATTTGTCTTTTTCTTTAACTGAATTATCTTGCATTAATAATTCAAATTTTATACTTTCTCTAAAATCAGTTCGTATTTTTAATTTATGTGGAGTATAAATTGGCAATCTATTCAATAATAAATTATAATACATTATTTTCTACCTTTGAATTTGTTATATCTTCTTTGTTCACGATTTGGCATATATTTTGAACGATATTCTATATTGTCATACATATTTTTAAATCCTTCTGATTGTTTTACTTTTTCATTAACAATATCCGTAAAAATATCCATGTGTTCTTTTAAATCCTTTTTACCTTTAAATAATTTTTCTGATGTTTTTTCGCCAAAAACTCCATCAAAGAACTCTTCTATAATTTTACACTCTTCTCTAATAGCATCTGAGATATTCATTTCTTTTTTGTTATAGTTTTCTGCTTTTTCTTTTACTTTTTTAGCTTCATTTTCAAATCTTTCTAAATCATCAGCATCAGTAAAACTAAAATCTACTTCTATATCTTTTAATTTCATAATTTCCTCCATAAAACTAGAGTAGAGGCTTAAGCTGCCTCTACTAATTCAACTTCTTTTAATACTGCTTTATTTGTTACTGTTACAGATACATCACTTTGTGTTGTGTAACCATTCTTTTCTACAATTATATTACTGTAAGTTTCAGCATCTAGTAATACTACTGCAATACCTGTAGCATCTGTTAAATAAGATACTCCATCAACTGTAACTTTTGCACCTTCGACAGGAGTTTGATCTGTACTATTTTTTACTACAAAGCTAACTGGGTATTCTGCAACCTCTTGTTGTGCAACAAATGTAGCAACCCTATTATTTTCACTCATTGTAGCTACACCGATAGTCATATTACTATTCTTTCTAAATGCTCCAGAATAAGTATATGCTTCTGTCGCATCTCCTTCTGTATCTGGTACAACAGAGTATGTTCTTAATCTTGCTTCATATCCACTTCCAACAGGTTTACTAAAATCTACTTGTAAGATTTTTACCAAAGCATCATTTCCTGTTAATTCATTGTCTGTTATGTTTACTAGTTTTTGATGTACTAAGTTACCTTTATATAAATCAAATGCATATGAGATTTCTTCTGAGTAACCTGTTACATCTGTTACTTCTCCATCTTCGTCTACATATGTTCTACTATACTCTGTAGGATTTTTAGACTTAGATATTTCAGTAAATTTAGTCATCCTTAAAAAGTTCGCAATAGATGTTGTAGAAACATCCATAAAAGCAACTTTTCCACTTCTTTTTACTAATTGTTCTGTAGTTGACATTACTTTTCCTCCTTATAAAAAAATAGAAGACTAAAAGTCTTCTTCATATACAACTTGCATTGGTATGACGTATATTGCTGTTGTTTCTGTCGTTTGAAGTATTGTTCCTCTCCCTGTACATTTAATCCAGCAAATACCGTTCTATCTTTGGCAAGTTTTCTATTTTATCTTGTTCTTTTATCCATTTAGTAAAATCATCACAAAATTTTGAGTTTTTAATATTTTCTAAAACACTAAAATTGGCTTGAATAGAAAAATCAAACAATATTTGATTTCTACTACCTCCATCTGGATATTGAATTAATATTGTGGTTGCTGGTGTTTCATCTATGGAATAGCTTTGTGGTTTATCTTTTATATAATCTACATTTACTTTGCCATTTTTTAGCAATGGACAAGTTTCTATAAATTCTTTAATTAGCTCTATCTTTGACTTTTCCATTTTAGCCTCCTGTTTTAATATAGTTTTCCACATCTTTCACAAGGTCGTTCTTTCTTCTTTGCATCATAAGTTTATCCCACTTAGGACCTGTTCCAGAAGTATGATATTTTAATTTTTTAGAAGTATTTACTTTTTTTTCTCCTAATTTAGCCCATGCACTACCATTCTTAGCAAGCATAAGCTTTCCATAATACTGATACTTTGCATAAGGGCTCGTATACTTAATTTCATTGTTTTTAGGATAAGTCTTGTTTCTTCTAAGCATACCATTGTCCATTGGCACAAATGGGTTCATCAATCTATCTGCATCATCTCTTAAAAAACGTGTTACTCTGCCATCTTTGTTTAAACCGTGGTCTTTTAATATTTTATCAACAGAGTTCATCTTCACTTTTACATTTAATTTCATTACTCTGTAACTCCAATTTTATAGTGTTGTAGATTACCTTTTCGGTTATCGTCTACACTAACTACTTTAAAAACCTGGTATTTTTCTTGCAAAGCAGACAAATCAAACTTATCTTCTACAATACCCTCTACTATGTAATCATTAGTAGAAATATCCAGCTTTTCTGCGGTAGGTATTGTAATTGAGCCTGTACTTCCTTTTTCAAGTCCTTTGTCAACTAGGTTAGTCTTTTTATTATGTCTAAAATAAACCTTGTCAAAAGGTAACCTCGTAAAGTTATCATCATCTGTTGTGTGGTATACAGTTATTTTATGTATGAAAAATCTATTATTCATTTAGCACACCCCACAGTACAGTAATGGATTTCCATCAGTTCCAATTACATTCCATAAATATTGTTTTAATGTAGAATACTTTTTATCTTCATAATCAGTTTTTACTTCCTCAGGTGTAGAATAACTTTCTGACCACCCTTCAATATTCTGTGATTTTAGATTTCCTATTTCGGATAATTTTGTGTTTTCTTCATCTTGTAAATCAATGACCAAGCAAGTAACATATTGTACTTGCTCTGGAACATTGTCTTTATCGATTCTTCCAAAAGTCTTATAGTTAATATAGTTACTTGCTTCTATTACTAATTGTTTAAAGTTGTCAGGTACGCTTTCTTTACCTAACAATTTCTTATATTCGTCTGCTGTTATGTACTCAAGCATACCTTGTTTCCTCCTATTCTGCAGCAGCTGCTACACTTATTGTTGCATGGTTTGTAAATGTTTTACCTTTACTATCTGTTACTTTGTTAATGGTGTAGTATTTACTTTTATATTAGTTCCATCAATTTTAAAAGAAGCATTATCAACTCCATTAACTTTATCAGTTTCTAATGTATATGTAAAAGGTTCTGTTCCACCTTCTGTAGATAAAGTTGCAACAACTGCATCAGCATTTACATTTACATTACCTTCTTGTAATCCTTCTTGTGGTGTTATTGTTAATCCTGTTATTTCCGGATCAACTATGCCGTCTTTTTTTTTACTCTTACGGCTTTAGCTTCTGTTACAGTATCTGTATAAACCATTCTTCCTTGTAATGCTGAAGCCCCAATGTGTGCACCATCTTTTAAATCATTAATTGTTGGTTCTATCATCCATTCATCAATTGCTTGGCACCAATCAATGGCATAAACTATATATTCAACATCTTTTCCACCTACTTGTCCTAGTTCTTGTGTTAATACATTTACACCATTAATTCTACCAACAATACCTTCTCTTGCTAATTCAGCTCCAATTTGAGAAGTTGTATTTGAATATTTTTCATCAGTTAATAATAACAATTCTGTTGCATAAGAAATTGCTACTCTAATTCTTGATTTATCCACTCCTAATTTAGCAATTTCTGCTATATCTGCTAAGATGTTAGAATATACATTTTCTTTTGTACAATCTTCCATAGTAGAATCTGTTGTTCCTGTAGTTAATGCTTTTATTGCATCTGCTTCTAATGTAGAAGCTACCACATAAGCACCACTTTCTAATCTTTGAGCCTTTAGATTATCAGGAACTGCTTGTGCCTCATAACCATCTATTAATTCGTTTATAGCTTTGTGATTATCTACAGGTATATTCTTGTATGTTGTAGCACTTTGAGATAATGCAACCCCATCTTTTACATCATAGTCTACTATTGCTACATCAGTATTTCTAACAGGAACTTTAACAGCTCCTGATACTGGATTTCCTTCATAATCTCTACTAAAAGTATTTCTAATTTTTAACATTGGTCTCATTAATTTTACGATTGCATTTGCATATCTTTCTTGTCTTTCATGAGTACCATTTGCATTTATTGCATTTGCCATAATTTAATCATCCTTTCTTAATCAAAATTTATTTCTGGGTGTTTACTTGCTAATATGCTAAGCACACCATCTTTTTTAGAGCTCATAGTTCTTACTGGTGCACCAGTAGCCTTAGGCTCTGCATGTTCAAGTTCTTTTTCCAAATACTTTGGATTATCTTTCAAGAACTTAGCTAAATTCTCTTCAAACTCGCCTTCCATTTTGCCTACTTTAAATAAGATATAATCGACATCATCTGCATCAGTAACTCCTGCTTTTAAAACTGCATTTTCTTTTTCTAGTTCTGATATTTTTGTATCTTTTTCTTTGTATTCAGCATCTTTTTCAGCTTGTTTTTGTTCAGCTGTTTTTTGACTTTCTTGCCAATCCTTGAATGCTTTAAGTTCTTCTTTTGAAGGCATTCCTTTCATTTTTTTAGCAACCATAGCATCAGCTATTTTTTGTGCTTCTGCTTTTACATCAATTTCAGCTTTTCCCTCATTTTGATTTGTAGTTTGAGTATCTACATTCCCAGTTCCTTCGTTTCCTTCTACTGTATTGTTTTCTTGTTTTTCTAAATCTTTGTTATCTTCCATTTTTACCTCCCGTTTATCGCCCGTCGGCGTATTCCCAGTTGTTCTTTTAAGCCTGCTACCGTAAAAAAGGCATAAAAATAAGAGCTATTATTAGCTCTTTGTAATAAAAAAGACACCTTTTACAGTGCCTTAATTAACCTTATAAATTATTTTCTATTTCTACTATTATATCTAATATTCTTTCATATTCTTCTGCAAGTGGCGTAAAATCTTGATTTTTATCAAGTTTATTTATCATAGCATCACATACAATATCTTCTAATTCTTCTAGTGTATTTTCATTGTAATCAATATTTATATCTATATTTATTTTTTCTAGTAATTCAATTTGTCTTTTATCAAATCTATTATTAATTTTCATAATATCAATCCTTTTTAGTTTTCTTTGGATAAACTGTTACTAGTTTTCCTGTTTCTGTGTTTATTATTATTGTGCAATTTTCTCCTTTTATTTGTTGCGTTTTATTCTCCCTGATTTTACCATATTTTATAGGATTTTTCAATGTGTTTTGCACGTTTTCCAAACTAACATCTCTAGCATATGTTCTTGATATTATATGTTCTCCAATTTCTGTTATCTTTATTCCATTTACCTTACTTCCTACAATATTGCTATTATTATATTTATTAGCAATCTTAGCTACATTTGCCATTTGCGTGCTTATATTTTTATCTTGCTTTCCTATGTATAATCTAGTGTTATCTTTTCTAAGTGATGTTTGCTCTATGAAATTATTTAATTCATTTTGATGTGTCTTATATATTAATGAATGTTTAGCAAATTTTGTTCTTGTATCTTCTATTAGTTTATTATCTTTTGTATTAGATGTTAGTATTCCTTGTAATCCTGCCAGCTCTTTTTTATCTGTTCTTATTTGCCTTTCCATACGTCTTTGTAGCTGTGTCGCATCATATTTACTAATTTCTTGTCCATTATATGTGACTTTTTCATTTTTCCAGTCGTTTAATTGTTCTTGTGTATATGCTTTAGTAGAACCTTTATAATATGGATACCAATCATGTCTACAATTTACTCCCTTAAATCCTGTTGCTGTTCCATACCCAATGTCTTCTAAACTTAAATATCCCTTTTTACCACTTCTACTAACTATTTTCCCTTGCCACTCTGCATGTTCTGGTCTAGCTCCACTATGTGCAGTTATCTCCATTAAGTCGCATCCAACTTCATCTGCTCTTAATTCTTGCAGTTTTCCACAAGTTTGATTTACACCTGTTAGAATATTCATTCTTACTGCTGATTCTAAGCTTATTTTTCTGCCACTTGGGTATGTTATAAATGCACCTTGTTTTGACATATTATCTATTACATCTATTATTGATTGTGAATAGCTTTTTACTCCTGTAGATACTTCCATATATGCTCTATTCATTGCAGTGTAAAATGACGTTTGTGTACTTAATGCTGTAGTTAATACTAGATTTTGCAAGTTACCGGCTGTTTTTTCTATTGTAGAGTTTAACAATTGCACCATACTAGAACTTTGTTTTATTGGTAAAGGATTTAATCCCACCTCTCTATAAATTTTATCGTCAAATTTTAATGATTTAGTTCCTGCTTCTTCAAATATATTTGCTACTTCTTCATAAGTTGAATTATTGTACTTTGCAACAAGTGCTATTATGTCTTGATATAAAACTCCCATTTCTTGAGCTATTTGAATGTCGTTAAGAACTATTGTGTTTGCATATCCTACTCTAGCAATTCTTGTTGCTATTTCTTTAATTATCTCTAATTCTAAGCTCTCATATAATGATGCAGCTTGCTTTTCTATATTTATAAAATCATTTTGAGTTAGCATATTATTCTTCCTCTACTTGGTTCGTTGTAAATCCAAATGCTTCTTGATTACTCATCTTTTCTTCTTGTATTTTTTGTAATTCTTCTTCTGCTTCTTGCTCACTCATACCTTTTACGTCCATTAAGTAAGATTTCTTACTTCTTAATCCTTGTGTTACTTCCATTTGAGCTCTTGTCATCTCTGCGTTTTTATCTTCAATAATACTATCATCTGGCACTATTGTTATCTTGCTTGTTTTTATTCCTTCAAGTTCACAAACTGCTTTAACTAAATCATATACACAATCGTTTATAATTGTTTGATAATGTACTTTTGTTCTAAAAGCTTGGCTGTTTTCACTTATTACTTCTGTTGCTGTTTTTGTTCCTGCTCCATCAAATTTATAATAGTTACTACCTAAGCCTACATTTTCAGTTAGCCAATTTAGATCAGCGTTAATACTGTCTATATGTTCTTGATATCTTATTTTGAAATCTATTTCCTTTACAGGTTCTTTCATTTCTGCATTTATTCCTACATAAACTTTATCGTTTTTATCAAAGTATTGTACAAAATGACTTTCTCCTGTTTGTTGATTTACTTCCATTTGACCTTTCATAGCGGATTGATCAACAAGTATTCTTTTTTTACCTAAAATAAACTCATTATAAAAACTATCATATTTAACATCTAAAGACTTGAACCTGTCTATGCTATTAGCAAATATACTTATCCCCATTGGAGAACTTGTATCAAAATTATTTGCTAAGTTTGGTTTCCATATTTGAAAATAAGGATTATTTGTTATTATTACTTCACTTTCTTTTACATTTGGAAATATATCATTAAAATTTAATTGCTTTCCTAGTGTTGCATCTGTATTTGATTTATATGCTTCATTTAGTTTTATATATTTGCCATCTACATATTCATGATAGGTAATATGTGTATAATATACTTTATTTTTCCCTTTTTCTTCTATAAATCTACTTACTGTTATCATTCCACTAATATAACTGTTTGTAAATTTATAAGGAATAATTACATCTCCATCAATATAATCAATTATTGTGTTATTATCTTCGTCCTTATACTCTACTGTTGCTCCGTTTCCTAACGCTAACATTTTTTCAATGAAAATAGGAAGATTTACAGTAAAAGCATTTTCTTTACTGTCTAAAACTTCCCATAATCTTTTTGTTGAATTTCTATTACTTAAGTCTATTCTTGTTTTTTCCGTCCATAATAATTTAGCTATATCTTCACTTATTTTTTTTGGCATATTCATTGTTAATCTTTCACACTGTACTGATTTTCCGCCTATAATTTCATTATAGTAATGAAAATCATTTACATTGCCTCTATACCAACTTTTCCATATATCCATTAAATCGTAAATTGTTCCAACTGTTAAATTAATACCTTTTTTACTTAAAACTGTTGCTATGTTATTGTAAAAATCCATCTTGATTTCTCCTTATTGTTTTAATCCTAACTTTTGTAGGTTATCTTTTATCCAATACTGGAATTGGTCTTGCGTGTGGTCTGCATAGCTATAAGCATAATCTTGTGTATATGTATTGTAGTATTTTTCACTACTTAAAAAAGCCTTTTCCGTTTTATCTGGAATGGGCTTTCCTTTTTCTACACTATCTTTTAACCACATATAGTTTTCATTTTCTTTTTTAAATATCTGATTGTTATTATTATTTACTACTCTAAACTTCTTTTTTGCTAAAAAATCCTGAGAATAATCTATTAATTGCTCTTTATTTGTGCCCTTATCTACCGCATGCAATCTTCTTCCGTAATCTTTAAAATATTGATTTCTTAAAGCTCCTTCTGCACTATCTATTGTTTCTTTGTCTGTTCCTGTCTTATATTTTTTTGTAAGAGCTAATTCAAAGTTAAATATATCTTTACTTAATTCACTTGGAGCTTTTTTATTTGGCTTTTCATTTGGGCTGTAATAATATGTATCTAATAAATACCAATAACCATCTGTGCCAAAGCCATAAGCTCCACATGTTGTTGCACTTGTTTGATGTCCACTATCTATTGAAAAGTCTATATATAATATTTTTATATTATTTTTTTCTAAATAATTTTCATCTACATATTCTATGAGTTCTGGATTATATATAAGTCCTTCTAACCCTATTACTTCTCCTAGATAAATCCATCTATAACGTTTTTCATCATTCTTTTTCATTTCTTCGGCTTGTTCAATAAATATCTTTCCAAGCCACTTCTCAGGTACTGTTCTATAATCCGATTGTGTTACTATGCAATCTTTTCTTTGTGACATTCTTTCTGCCCATTGATTTACCCAATTAAATTTGTTTTTTGGCGGATTGTAAGAATATAATACTATAAACCAGTCATCATTTCCTCTTGTAAAAGTTGCTATAATCTGATCTATGTCATCAGGTCCATCAAACTCTGTCAATTCTTCAAACCATAATATCTTAATTGGTGTGTTTTCATCTATCATACCTTTTATTTTTTCGTAATCATCTCCACCAGCAAAATATATATTATTTCCATTATTTAGGTGAATTTCTGCTGGACTCTTGAAAGCTGTATAATCTGTGCCTTCTTCAAGATAAAATCTTTTTAAAGCTCTTTTTTCCTCTTTATATACAGAATTTCTTAATGTATTTTGGTATCTTCTTATTATTACTGCACTACATTTTTCTTCATCCAAACAATGGTAAGCTATTTTTAGGCTGTTCTTACTTGTTTTTGTACTACCCCTTCCACCTTTATCAATCTGATGTGTTACTTTTGAATTAAATGTATTCCAAAAATGAGGTGCTATTATTTCTTTTAATCTAATTTGTGGCATCTTCATCTTCCTTTTGAGGTAAATCATTTATTATTTCTATTCTTTGTACTGTTGCCTCTTTCTCAACTTTGTCGCCTATAATATCTCTTAACTCTTGCACAGCTGTCACTTGATTTCTTCCATTTCCTAGAGCAGTTTTCCATAAAGCTACTATCATTGCCATTTGATTATCTATATTATCTTCATCAATTCCTAAACCTTCTAATACTTTTTTTAATTCATTCCCATTTTTATCTGTCAATTTAAAAGGCAACGATAATAATAATTCTGCCTGTTCTTTCATTGCTTTTCTTTGTCTACGAACTTCTCCTGATTTTATTCCACCTTTTTGACTGTCTTTACTATGTTCTTCTCGAGTCCTTCTCGAGTTTACTTCTTCAATTGGTATTAAATTTTGTTCATTAGCCATCTACCTCCACCTGCTCTTTTTCATTACATAACATTATTGGTAATTGTTGTATTTTATCTACTTTGATGTCTATACTTTTTATTTTTTTATTATTTTCATACTGTTCTATTACTTCATTAATAAAATCATTACTACTTGCTACTATCTCACATATGTCTTCATAATCGTATTTTTTGTCATCATTTTGAGCATGTCCATATTCATATAGCCATACATGAACTAACTCATGCTTTAATGTTTTAATTAGATTTGCTTGGTCTTTCAATAATAATATTTCTTGTGTTTTGTAAATTGTAACTCCCATTGTGTAGTCATTCTTCATTTCGTTATTTATTTCTGCTTCAGTTACTTCTTTTATGGTCCATTCTGTATTATTTATTTTAAATTTCATACTTATACATACTCCTAATCCCAACTAGGGTTATACAACCCCATTACTGATTTACTAAACTTTGCTGTCCTTTCCAACGGTTTCTTATAACCTTTTATTTTGTCTATGTCTTTCTCATAATCTAAACACTTTATTGTCATTAAATTATCTTGTGTTGTTACTACTATTCTCTTATTACAATTTCTCTTTGTACAAGTTTCACATAGCTTCATTTGTTACCTCTTTTTTTCATAAACACTATATAAAACACAAGCTTTCTGCCTTTTACGAGCTATTTTTCTTTTACTAGTAATCACTTATAATAGCTTTCTCTTCTCATATTAAGATTTACTGCAGTTCTCTTAATATTCAAGTAGCAATGTACAGGTCTACTGCACGAACTTGTGTCTTATATACTATTTACAAGAAAAATAGAGCCACGCTCCTTCAAACATAGCTCCGCAAAAGATTTTTCTTTTTTTCTAAGACTTAACTAGAATTGTCTTTATATTTTAAAAGAGAAGTTATATTAACCAGACATCTATATTAACTTTATCTAGTATCAGTTAATAACTAAATTCTTTGATTGTTGAAAACTAATTTACAACTTTCCAATCTTCTGCTAGCATATCTGCTTGACTTGCTAGCCAACCTAATTGCACTCCAGATGTTCCTACAAATGCTATTGCCTTATTTCCTATTGCTTCATGCTCTGCATTTATAACTTCATTTTTTACATTTTTGTAACTAATATTTGTTGCTAATTCTATATATTGATTTTTACCATTCCATCCATCTCTTTGAACTCTCATTCCATTCTTTAACCTTTGAATTGCTTGTCCAAAATCCATATTCTTTTCATTTCCCATTTCTATTCCTCCTACTTTAAAATAATAAAAGAGCTAACGATAGTGTTAACTCTTAAGGGTAATTATCATATGTTCGGATACTTTATAGTCCACCCGAAAAGCCACTCCACGGTTACTTTTTCACCCCTCTAGGTACTTTAACTATGTTAGAGTATTTTTCCTGAGTAGGTTACCTTAGGATACCGTTACTTATTCCCACTGGTTGCGATGACTAGAATTGCACTAGTTTTCTCTAGTTTATGAAGCTAGCAAGATATCTGGTTCTCCACAATCGCAATATCTTAGCACTTGGGCTTAGTCATTTCTGACTGTGCTTGGTTTAGGGATTTTTAATTTATACTTCTTCACAATACAATTATAGCATTTTAAAAACGCACATGAACGCACATTTATAAATTTTCCTCTAAAAACCTATCATGTTTCATTCTTGGTCCACTTTCTCCGTCGTACCCCATTGTATTTGCTATTTGAAACCATGTCATGTTATTCATATATCGATAACGAAAAATCTGCCTAGTCTTACTATCTTCAATCTTTTCTATGTAATCTTCTATTTCGTTTTGCAAATCGAATAATTTATTACAGAATATATCTAACTTGCTTTTATATCTGTCTAGTTTATATTTTCTAGTAAGATCAATTCCATAAATTACAGCATGTCTTTTATATCCGTTTTGTACAACGTCAGAGGTCATTTCCGATTGCTTTTCTATTCTTTCAATTCTTTTTTTCAAGTCTTTTATTTCTTCTTGTAAATCACAATATTGAATTAGAGTACTTTTATTCATTTGTACCTCCTATTTTAATTTTCTAAAATCACATAAACTTTTAATTAACTTCGTAATGCACTTATTTACGTCATTTTTACTATATTTTTTTCTTTCCTGGTCGCATGTGTTCATAAAAAACACATGTCATTTCTGTAAAATCATTGTTTACTTCTCTATATTTCTTCTCTTTTTCTGTCATTTGTTTTTCCTCCGCTTCTTTAAATACTAATTATTGTACAAATCATTAACCTTTTATTAAATTCTTCTCTAGTAAATTCCATATCTTCACTAAAGTTTTCTATGTCTCTAAAACCGTCATTATCTAATATTTTTATTCTTTCATTTAATGCTAATAATTCACACCAATCTTTATATGAATGTTTTTCTTGCATATCTTGTTCCATAGTTCTTATTCTCCCTTCTTTGCTTTAGTTTCAAAGTATTGCTTAATGCAATCTATACAGTCTATATCTTTTTTAATACAAACTTCTTTACAAAATTCATTATTTTTTCCATTATATCTTGTATAATATTCTGATAATTCATCTATCATTTCTGCCATTAAATCTATTTGCTTATTTTGTTTGTTTATTATTCCTTTATAACTTTTATTTGTATTATTTAATCTTTTTATTTTTCTATCTTTTTCTTCATTTTCTTTTTTTAAAAATTCTATTTTTCTTTTATAAAATTCTACTTCTTCTTTATGTATGTAAGCTTGTCTATTTTTCATAATGATTTCAGTTGCATTACTATTTTTATTTTCAGCATCTGAATAACCTTGGTTATATCCAAGCATTTCATTATTTGCCATTGCTATAATTAATTTATTCTCTTCTTTCTCTCTTTGTAAATCTTCATTTTCTTTTTGTAATTTTTCTATTTGTGTTTCTAAATCAAATATTTTATTGTTTTTTTCTGTAATTTCTTCATTTAATTCATTACAATACTTTTCCCAACTTTCTTTTTCTTCTTCATTCATTAATTCCACCTCAATTCTTTTATCCATTTATAACCTAAATTTACTAAACAACCAAAATCATACCAATCAATATCTTTTTCTTCTCCATAAGTTGTTAAATACCAATATCCTTCATCTTTATCATATAGAAAACTTGCTATCCCCCACTTATGTGAATTATCTTTTGACCATTTATGTATCATTATGTATTTATGGTTAGTTTCACATAATTGTATATCTAAATTATTTATTCTATGATAATATTTCTTTTCTTCTTCTGATAACATAGTTATTCCTCCTTTAATAACTCTGAATTTTCGTATATGTTTCCTATTACTTCTAAAATTAAATCTTCGTGAAAATGTCTTACGTTTTTACTTAACATAAAAGAACATTCTATTTCATTCCATTCAACTACATCTATATTTTGTTTAAATGCTGTTCCATCTTTTAACATTAAAACTGATTTAACTATATCTCCGTTCATATATTTCTTTTCCGTTGTTATCATATAATCCTGTAAATTGTCCTATTGTTTCTTTGTCTACTCTATACCACATAGTTGCAAATAATATATTTTCTTCTAATCCATAACTACTATCTAATTCAACTTCTTGAATAATATAAGCGTTACCATTTATATCATAGGCTAATTGTCCACATACCCAACCTATATCTTTATTCTTTCCTCTAAATTTTATTATTTTATCCAATTAAATCACTCCTCTATCAAACCTAATTCTTTATTAAATTTATCTATCTCTTTTTGCCAATTTTTATCTTGATAAGCATAAAAATCTTTAACTATAAAAATATCTACAAATTTATTATTTTTATCTAGCAAATCACATACTGGAAACCATACTCCTTCATGAACATCACTGTATTCATCTAAATCTTCTATAGTGTTCAATTCACAATAATATGGTGCAGTATCAATATGCAGCTTCATTTTTACTATTTCTTCTTTTAGTTCTTCTAAATCACTTGATGCTTTTATTACTATGCTATTTTTAAATAAATAAAATCTATCCGCTTCACTCATCTAATCATCTCCTAACTTTATATCTTTTAACTCTTCTTTCAATTGTTTGATATGTTCTTTGCAATAATCTTTACCATTTAATTTATTAGTACATTTTTCACATAAATATTTATCGCAAGTTGATGGCTCTATTTTACCTTTTCCATATAAATCAAAAGATTTTCCTGTTATATAATCACATAAGTATTTTGCTTTTCTTTTTCCACATTCCATACAAATTCCTAATTCTAATTGTTTATTACGGTCTTTTATAGGAATATCTAATTCTTCATCTTCCATACTTTTTAATCTCCTAACTTTCTTCCGACACATTGGGCAGTAGTTTATATCTACTGCATCTTGTGTATCAAATAGTTCTTTAAAATTATAATTTCGTACCCTTAAAATTCCTCCTCCAGATACAGCTATTTCTAGTCCACTATAATCCAGAGTTGTGTTTAATGCTTTAAACTCTTTTGTTTCACAATACTTACACATTTCTATTTCTCTCCTTGTAAAAGTTCTTGTAAAACGTCTATGCTTACTACTTCAACATTTCCGTACTCTTTTGTATATACTTCAAATCCGTTTTCATTTATTACATCTATTACTTTTTTCTTTGGTATGCTGTTATCTGATAATTTAAAATACATATCTTGTAACTTGCAAAATTTTTTATCCCATACTTTATTTTCTTCTTCTATCTCTTTTATTCGCTTGTCTTTTTGCTCTCGCTCTGCTAAAACATTTCTTATAGATTTTTGTAGTTCCAAAGTATTCTTTTGTGAATAAGCAAATCCATACTCTGTTCTTAAATTCATAATACTTTTTAACTCGTTTATATCTTCCTCTGTTGCGACATTGTCGCTTGTTTTATTACTCATATCAACACCCCTATTCTTATTGAATTACATTCATATCACAGTTACTACATTTTGCCCATAAATGTCCGTTGTAAGTATTTCTTATTCCTTGTGCTTTTCCATTACAAAGAGGACATACAAATTCATAATGCTTTCCTTTTTCTTTGCAAGTATCACTTGCTACTTTTAGAAATTTAAAAAATTCTTTTATTTCTTCATCTTCTATTTTATCCGCTTCACTCATCTACATTTCCTCCATCATTTCTTTTTACTAATTCTAAAATCTCGAAAAAATCTATATTAGGTATTTCTCTATGTATTCTCTCTGCCTTATATTTTTGTTTTAATTCTTTTACAATTGTTTTCGCCTGCTCTTTTTCTATCTTTACTATCTTAAATTTATCTTTTCTTGCATCGTTTCCAATCAGTTTAAATAACAATGTATTAGCACCTTTTTCAGTAGTTTCGCATATTCTTGGAAACTGATATTCTTTTTTCATATCGTTCCATATCATGTATCTATATTCACTCATCTATATCAGCTCCTTTGTTTTCCATAATTTCAACATTTCCAAAATATAGCCACCACTTGCATATTTGATTATTTATTTTTTCTTCTTTTAGCTGTTTAATCTTATTACTATTCTCTGTGTATACATCAATCTGTTTCTTTACTAACTCATTTGATTTTAAATCTGGATATAATTCAGTTAATACTAATAAGCTTGAATTTTCTATTTGCTCACTTGCTACCTTGTATGTATCTTTTTCATAATTCATATAGTCTTTTACTATTGTTGCTATATCTTGCTCTATTTTTATATTTTCTTCTTCATACATTGCTATTTTTGTATCTGCAATTTTTAACTGTGATATACCCCAACATTGGGCAATAATTGCTATTACTACAAAAAAATCTGCTGTGCAACCTATAAGTATACCTATTGCTCCAAAGAAATTTATTCCAGGATGGTCAAATTCATCTATGAGGCATACAATTGCAAAACCTATCCCTATCATTAATAAAAAAATTATAAATAAAACTATTAACATTTACTTTTCCTCACTTTCTATAACATTATTGTTATCACTATCTATTGCATAATCTATACATGCATAACCTACAATAAATCCGTATTAAAAATACACAGATTATTAATATTACTGCTTCAAACTTCTTCTCTTGTTTGTATATGTAACTATCGTAATGTTTCATAATTCCTCCAATTCTACAATTACCTTGTTTTCTGTTCCATAATCTTTTAAAACTAATAATGCTGTTATCTGACTATCATCTTTGTAAACTAGACCATTTAAACTATCTAAAACAGCTTTTGCAATATTGTCTGCGTCTGGTTTCTTAGTATAATTTATTTTAAATAATAGCTCTTCTTTTTTCTTTTTACTTAAACTTTCTGCAGGTTTAAATACAGCTATTATTTTTGCCTTAAAAGGTTTAATACTTGGTTCTGACTGTATATTGTATTTACTTTTAAATGCCCATTGTACTTTTTCTTCAAAACTGCTTGTCCTAGTTGGAGTATACATTCTATGAGTTTTTGCACTATATCTTGGTCTTTCTTTTCCTATTGCTTTTTCTTTTATCTCAAATTCATACTTTAACATTTTTCATTTGCTCCTTCTCTAGTATTGTGTCAAAACTTATTTGACCGTTTGCTAATATTCCGTTTAATCTATCTATGCTAATTTTGTGATATTCTGGATCTATTTCTATCCCTATAAACTGTCTGTCTAGCTCTTTAGCTGCCACACATGTTGTTCCACTTCCACTAAAACAATCTAGTACTATATCATTTTTTTGAGTGGTATGTAATATATGTCTTTTTACTAATTCTAATGGCTTAATTGTAGGGTGTTTATATTTGTCTTTGTCTCTTTTATTTATAGGGCTTTCATACCACTTGCTTTTAAGTTCATAGCCTTCATTTAGTTTTACTCCAGTTTCTCTAAAATATAAGCAATACTCTATGTCTGGTAAAAAGGTGTTATTAGTCATTGGTGTAGGATTACTTTTATTCCAAGTTAAGATTTCATACATACATCCATATTTATAAAAAAAATTCATTATATCTAAAATTTGTTCTTTACTACACCATATAAAGCAATTTACTTTTTTTAAAACCCTTATAAAATCCATTAGTATTTTATAATCAATTCCTTTTGTTATACCTGCAAGGTCTTGTTGTTTTAATTTTTTTATTCTTTGTGACAAAGGACTATTAGAACTTCCATAGTCTGCAAATAAATATGGTATGTCTGTATATATCAAATCAATACTTTTATCTGGAATATCTTTTATTAATTTATAACTATCTCCTAATGTTATAGTATTTAACATATCTTCAAATTTCATTTTTTGCTTAACTCCTTTTTCCACTTTTCTTGCCAATTTTCTATTCCTGCCATGAAATTGTTGCACCTCATTACTCCGTCAAATCCCTCGTCTTCTAGCTTCATACACCCAAGACAGTAATAACATAGTTTTTTATTATCTATTTGTTTCATTTAGTAACTCCTTGTTATATGTTGCATATTCTCTGCAACCATATCTGCTAAATAATATCTTTTAAAACTTACATCTTCGTTATACCTATTCTTTTTATGCTCCCATTTTGTTTCAAAGATATATCCTTCTTTTTGCAATTGATCTATTCTTGCTCCTAATTGCATAACTCCTAAATCTTGATATGCTTCCCAACTTGTAATACTTCCAAATTCTCTGATGTAGTTTATTATTCTATCTTTTTGGGTAATTTTCATTTGTTATCACTCTCCTATAAACCAATTTCTGCTAAAGTTGGTAGATTAAATTTATTTATTTCTTTTTGTTTTTTAGCATTTTCACAAGTACATAAAGCTATATATTCGTACTTTAATGTCCTATTTCCGTCATTTTTTTGCTTAAAATACTTGATAAATCCTTCTCCGTTACATTTCTTGCATTTATTATATTCAATTGTTTTTGTACTTTGTGTTTGAACTGTTGCAGTATCTGCATTGGTTATATCAAAGAGTTTTGGCAAATACTTGCAATTACGAATGCAATAATTAACTGCTTTTGTATATTTTTCTACTGTCCATCCCTTTACTACAATAAACATCTCTTTTAGCTGTTCTGTTTTATATTCCTTGTCAAAATATCCTTCTAGTCTACTAGTAGCTTGTATAAATTCTTCGTTTGTCATTTTAATCACCTTCTAACTCTTTTAACTTTCTTGCCATTTTTTCTTCTTCTGTTTCTTCTTGCACTATATTTCTATTTCTAAATTGCTCGTCTTCTTTTTCTGCTTCTAGTACTGTTTTTATGCCTTTTTTAGACCAATTATTTAAAATACCTTTTATGTACTGTATTGTTCTTTTATTAGCCTCAACTGCTTTTTGCATTGCTAAAATTATCAAATCACTAGTCATTTCTTTTGCATAATCACACAGTACTTCTAGTCCGATAAGGTGTGAGCATTCCTATGTTGTTATTGTAAAAGTCAATGATTCCTTGTAAGCCGTCAACACAACTGTCGCTTACAACATCACTATTATTGTTGTCACTATCACTTACACTTACACTATCAGTATCACTATCACTATCGTTGCATTTGTTATCATTTGACATCATTTGCTTTTTTTGTTTACTTTTGCTTGCATTTGCTCTTACTCTGCTTATTTCTTCATACTTCTTTTTATCTCTGTCTAGTGTTGTTATAAAAGGAGTAATTACTAAATCTAATGTCATATCTAATTTTGGCATTTGTCCTGTATCTACATATGTGTAAATAGCCTTTATAAGTTGTCCTGCTTGTTCATTAGATAATTTATCTATAACTGCTTTTTGGTCTGTATATAGTACAAAACTCTCTTTTTTAGGCATGTCTTTCTCCTTTCGTTTAAAGGGCTAGTATTGTTGTCTAGCCCTTAGTTGTTAATTCTTTTCATATTCATTTAAAACTGCTTTTTGTATAAGCTCTCTTGCTTCTGCATTTATTGGGTGTGCTATGTCTTTAATCTCTCCATTTGATGTTCTTCTACTTGGCATAGCTACATATAATCCGTTTTGCCCTTCTATTATCTTTATATCGTGTACTACAAAGCTATCATCTATCGTTATACTTGCTATTCCTTTTACTCTCATATTACCTTCTACTTTTGTTATTTTTACGTTTGTTATATTTATCATTTATTCTTCCTCCTTCACTATTTCAAATGGTTCTCCAACTATTTCTTCTAGCTCTTTCATTGTTAGCTTTTTTATTTTTTTCTTTACTTGAAATCTTGCTCCTAAAATTATTTTTACTCTTTTCTCCAACTCTTCTATTTGTGTATAATTTATTAATTTGTAAACGAATACTGAACTGAAATCTCCTTTATAAGTTAAATCTGCCCAACCATATATATAACTATCTGCCACTAAATTTATTGAATAGTGCATTCCATCTCCAATTGCAACTACAACATCTCCTACGCATAATTGTTTTCCTAAGCTATCCTTAAATACTGGTTTTCCTACTTGTCCTGAGTATTCTCCATTTATATATAATTCTTTTTTCATCTTCTTTACCTCCATTTTTATAAATAACTATTTTTAAATATCTCTACAAACTTTTCATGTGAATAGAGTTCTTCAAATGCTTTTTGTGCTAATTGTTTTAGCTTTAAATCTGTAAAATAGTTGTTATGTACTGCTAAATTATCTATTGTATGGCAATTATCACAAAGCGGAACTACTAACTTATACTTCATACTAATTATTCTGTTTCCACTTCCGAAAAAAACTTCATGTCTATTTATTTCACATTTACTTTTACTTAAAAATCTTCCACATAAAAAGCAATGCGTAAAATCATCTGCTAATATACTTTCTCTATTTGCTTCTAATTTTCTTAGTTTGCTAGTTTTTGTTTTCATTTTCTTGTATTGTTTATATTCTTTATATTCACATGTTTTACAATCATTGAAATTAATTATTTTCTTTTCATAAGTACAATAGTAATATTTTTTATGTTTTTTACTTCTAATTCTTAAGTTTTTACATTTCATTTTCGACAAAAACTCCTGTTTCATACTAAACTTTCAAGTTCTTCTTGTAACTCATTTTTAACAAGTTCAAATAGTACTTTATTTGTTATTTTGTAATTAACTTGAAAATGTTCTTTTAATTCTTCTTGATGAATTTGTGTTATATATCTAATTGCTCCTTCTACTCTTGAAGCAGTTGTTTTGCATATTTCTGCTATGTCTGTATAAAAACTGCAACTAAAATTCTTGTTATTTTTTTCTTTTAACATCACCGCTAAATATTTAAAACCTACAATATCTATTCTTATTCCTAATTTTTTTAAGTATCTATTTATTACATGCTTTAATTCTTTTTCTTCTAGATTTTTCACTTGACTTTCCTTTCTCTCTTGTGCTATACTAATTTCAAGAGTTCATATATATTTATTTTGAATTTTTTAGAAGTTATTTCCGTTTGCAGACTGAATAACTTCTTTTATTTTGCGTAAAATAATCTGCTCATTGTTGTATGTATTCTGTGTTGTTAATTCTTCTACTTTTAAGATAATTTTTCTCAAAAAATCGTTTTCTTGTCTTTGTTGCCATGACATTTCTTTATAGTAATTCTTTTGTTCTTGTAAGTCTTTAATTAACTTATTTCTGTTGTCAATCATTGCTTCTTGATTAGCTATCTTTCTGTCTTTTTTAGTAAGCATATTCTTCCCTCCTTTACTTTTTAGTTTAATTTGTATATAATATCCTCGAAAGTGAGGTATATAACTATGTCCTTTTCTTATATTAAAATTTTGCTTTATTGCAATAAACATAGCCCTGTTTCTTTTTCTACTATTCGTGATAAATTCAAAATGACTAGTGGGGAAGTTCATTCTCTAACAAATGAACTAAAAGAACTTGGATATATTTATTATGTTGATAGTACTTCTTTTTCTACTACTTATAAAGGTAAAACTGTTATAAAATCACTCATATGTAAGTGGTTATTTAATAATTTACTAGCAATTATTGCTATAATAATCTCTATTATCGCTTTATTTAAGTAATACTGCTATTAAACTTGCTATTGAAAATCCAAGTGCAAACCAGCTAATTCCATTAGGATTGTTGTTTTCTTCCATCTTCTCACCCACTTTCTACTTTATTAAAAATGCTATAAATATTAATGTCCACATACTTGAAAATGCTATCATTCCTATTGCTTCTACAATTAGCTTCTTAGTTTTCTTTTTCATTTGTTATCAACTCCTTTCTAAACTTGTACTTGACTTAAAATGCTTTTCATGTTTTTTATTGTTGCTTTTAATTCTGCATTTTCTTTTAACAATTCCTCTTCTCTCCTGCTATTTTCTGTTCCACCAACTTTAATTTTGTAATATCCTCCTTCTGTTAAGAAATAATCAAGTTTGCCTTCTGATATTAATTTTTTTACTTGAGTTGGATGCATTTTATATCGTCTTGAATATTCATTTAAACTTATCCATTCCTGGTCCATTGTTTCGCCTCCTAACTTATTTCTTTAGCTTTGCCTGGGAATATGTTTAAAACTTTGTACATAATATTTCGTATATCTTCTGCTCTATCTGCTGGTATAATCTGTACTTGGTTATACCCTAATGAAATTCTTGTTATAGTCGCTATTGCATCAAATATCTTATTTTGTTCTCTATGGTCTGTATATCCTTTTGAATAGAACATTTTTTCAAACTCTTTTCGTATAGTCTTCCAAGCATTATCTTTTACCAGTTCTTTTCTTGTCATTTCATTAAGTATTTCTCTTTTGATTTCTTCTTTTAGTTTTTTTAGTTCTTCTTCTGACATTTTTTACTTTGCCTCCTCCGTCGTACTTATTGTTCGTTGTGTAGCTAAAAAAATTTCCACCACAGGCACTCCCAATATATTTGCAAATACAGATTTTGCTTTATCACTTGGGTTTCTTTCCCCTCTTTCTATCATAGAAATATAATCTTTTGAAAAGCCTGATTTATTAGCTAATTGCTCTTGTGTTAGATTTGCTTCTATTCTTAAATCTTTAAATGTTTTTGTTTTCATTTTGTCACTTCCTTTCGTACTTATTGTTCGCTTGTTGTTTGTATTATATAGTACAATATGTTCTTTGTCAATACTTTTTTTATTATTTCTATCAAATAATTCTGAAACCGTTCTGACTGTAAGAAACTTTTTTGTACATTTTGTTCTATTTTTCTTTACTTATCGTACAATTTGTTATATAATATTTTTATAATTGAAAGGATGATTTTTTTGAATAGATTAAGAGAATTAAGAATAGAAAAAGATTTGCTACAATCCGATATAGCAAAACTTATTAATAAAAGTGAACGAACAGTAGGTTTTTACGAAACTGGAGAAAGAGATATGAATACTGAAACATTAGCTATCTTAGCTAATTTCTTCAATGTTTCTATAGACTATTTACTCGGCAAATCAGACATTCGTAATCCAGAAGTGCAAGAAGACCCTCTAGGTCTTGCCAAAATAGGCTTTAGTATGAAAGACTACAATCCACCAACGGACAAGCAAAGAGAACAGTTGGCAGAGCTTATTAAAGTGGTATTAAAAGATAATAAAAAGGAAAAGGGAGATAACTAAATATGGTTCTTGGTATTGTTTCTACTATTTTTTCTTCATTAGGAATATATGGCTTTTTTATAGGAAATTTATTTTTACTATATTTTGGCATGTTATGTGTAATCATAGAACATATAATAGGGATAATTTCTAAACAAGAAAAAGGATTAACTACTGTTTTCATAGCTTTAATTGTTAGTATTATATTAATGATTAATGGAATAAATTGGTTGCAGGCTATAGCAATATGTTTATGTTTTGAAGGTACTATTTGTTTCATTTTAGGTTGTATTATGATGATACTTATTGGTAATAAAATGAAAAGTGCACCTAATGATAATTCTAATGGTTTTTCAGATGCAGAAAAACAGGAGATTATTCTAGAACTTATGGATAAAAGTAATCTATCTAAAGAAATATGTTCTACTGTTTTTGATATATTAGTCCTTTTTAAAGCTAACTATAGAGATTATGCCTATAAAAAAATTGAAAAGGATTTAATTCCTTTATTAGAATATGAAAAAAAACCATCAAATGTAGGCGTTGCATTTGGTATGCTAATAGATCAAATTGCTTTAAGTAAAGAAGAAGCTGATACTTATTCTAATAAAGTAATTGAAAATATGATTAACAATATGTCGGAGATAAACAATAAATGAATTTAGAAAATTTATATAATTTGGCTGAAAAAGAAAAAATAAAAATATATGACTGGCACATTGAAAATGCAAATGGTGCCTTTATTAATATTGATAAATTAAATATTATAGCACTAAACTATGATGAATTAGGTACATATATAGATGAAAAAGAAACTCTGGCAGAGGAGCTACGGACACTATTACAAATCAGCCTATTATTCACCATATTGTAATGATAAAGCAGAAATTAAAAGACAAGAAGCAAAAGCAAATAAATGGAAATGTACTACTTTGGTTACAAAAGAAGCATTAAGAAAAACTAAAGAAAAAGGATTGAACACGTTTTATGAAATAGCTGAAGAATTATGTGTAAAAGAAGAAACAGTAGAATATGCTTATAATTATTATAAAGATAATCAATGCTTAATATAGCATTTAATTTTTAAATAAAATTAGCAAACGGAGGTTTTTATGGCAAAAAAAACTAATTATAATATCAATGGAAAGGAATATTTTAGAGTAAGAAGAACAATAGGACATAATCCTGATGGAAGTCCTATTATAAAACCATTTTATGGAACTTGTGAAAAAGAAGCCACTGAAAAAGCAAATAAATATATTCATGATTTAAAATTAGGACTTATTGATAATGATAAGTCCATTACTATTAATTCTCTTTTTCCCAAATGGTTATTTGAAGTCAAAAAGAATGAAGTAAAACCCACAACTTTTGAAAAATATGAAGGAATGTATAGAAATTATATAAGCAAAAATATAATTTCTAACATACCTATTTCAGAATTAAAGTCTTTAACAGTTCAAAAATTTTATAATAATTTAAGTAAAAAGCAAAATAAAAACGACACTTTAATTAAAAGCATTCATAAGTTATTAAGAAATTTTTTTGATTATGCAGAAAAAGAAGGTTTTATCTTAAAAAATCCATGTTCTAATATATCATTGCCAAAAACAAAAAAGACTGTAGACGAAATTATAGAAGAAAAAACAACTAAATTTCAATATTTTACAGAAGATGAAATTCCAGAATTAATAAAATTGTTTAATGGATACAATATTCAAAATATAATTATTTTTGCTCTTGGAACTGGCATGAGAAAAGGAGAAATATTTGGATTACAATGGAATGATATTGATTTTGATAATAGGCAAATATATGTAAAACATAATTTAAGTTTTGTTCCAGAAATAAACGAAATAGGTAAAAGAGAATATAAAACTATTTTACAAACTCCTAAAAGCCATAATTCAATTAGAGCTATTCCTATGTCTACAAAAATATATGAATTATTAAAGTCTTTACCTCATAATTCTGAATATGTATTTAGTAGTTCAAAAACACATTCTCATTTTGATATTAAGTGGGCTGAAAAAATATGGTCAAAAAAAATAAAAGGTACAAAATTTGAAGATAGAAGATTTCATGATTTGAGGCATACTTTTGCAACTATGCTTTTATTAAAAGGTGCAAATTTAATTCAATTAAAAGAATTGCTTGGTCATTCATCTGTAAAAATTACTGAAATATATTTAGATGCATTACCAAAAACTAAAAATGAAATTATAAATAAAATCGATGACTTATTAAAACCAAATGGTTAA